TTCTGCGACAGCCGCCGAGCGGAGATCCGCAGAGAGCGAGAAGTTCTTATACGTGCCTGACGGCGCGTCAAACGTCCACTCGAAATTAGCCATTTATCCTCCAGTTATTAAGAAATTACTTTCTCTTACTTTGAATTTTCTTTAGTTGCGACACGAAGTCAATGGGAGCGTCTTGTTTTTGCTCGATTTTTGGTGCCGACTGGGTATTAACTGGCCCAGTCTTTGCCTTTCCTGACGGAAGTTCTTGTTTTTCCGAGCTTGTTTTCTTAAAGCGCATTAGAGCTTTTCTGGTATAATCTGCCAGTTTCTCTCCGGCTTTATCTGGGTGCATGGTCCTAAGATCGCCCCAGTTCTTATTCAGAACAAAATCAACAACATCGCGCTCATCGGATAGATCTTTATTGTCAGAATAAAACTTATTCCAGAAGGCTACTTCACTATTTCGAGCCGCTTCTTCTTCTTTGATTCTCTTCAGAATCTTTTGCTCGTGAATTTCAAGAGCTTTCTCTGGGTCTTCAAAAAGAAGCTCAGATACCTTTTTGCCCTGGACTTGTTCGGGTTCTTGTTGTTCAGGTGCAGCTTGACGGCTTTGCTCGAGTTTCATGGTATACTCGGCAAGTTCGTCAACATTACTAAACTTCTTATTGCCAAGATAAATAGGCGTAGGCTCTTTTGCTTCTGCTTGCTCTACCTGCTCTTCTTTTTGCTCTACGACATCTTCTTGTTCGGTTGCAAATGGGCTCTTTTTCATAAGTTCAGTACCTACTTCCTGACTGCTGTTCATCTAATAGCTCCGTTTCTATTTTTTCACCCTTTAGAATTTCACGTTTTATAGTGAACTCTAATTCTTCAAGGGCAGAGATTCCACCAAGATATTTAGCATAAATCTGAGGATCTAGTGGTCCCACTTTGGTTTCAGAAAGAAGTCTAGCAAGAAGTTTCTTTTTTTCATCATCTAAATACTTCTTAACGCTATCAAAAGCGATTCTTGCCAGTCTCGAACTGTTAAGAACCTCTATACTATTCACGCATTACCACCAGCTAATGCCGGACTTCCAGGGAACTCGGTTCTTGGAATGCCCTGCTGAACCACATCAGGATTTAATGGCCCAGTTGATGCCTGTGGGATTTGGCTTTGCATATCTGGAGACATTCCTGGTTGAGCCGCCCCCTGCTGCATAAGTTGTGGTCCTAATTGCATCATAACTTGGTCAATTTCGTCCTGTTCAATACGTCCTGGCTCAATATCCAGCGAACGAACAATTTCGCCAAGCAATTTCTCGAAGCTATAAGTCTTGATGAATGACTCGACAAGGACTTCGCTCGATCCAATGGTCTGAAGAAGTGACGTTAGCTTACGGAAGTCTTTTTGCTTATTAAGGGTCTGGGAGACTCCATAAACATTAAACTTGTGTCCGCCTACCGTCTGGGCAAATCTTTCCTCTGGACCCATTAGAGACAGCATTGCGGCCTTATTAGTGCCAATTAGGGCTCCCACCTCATCGCTGTCTAAGTCATCTGCATTTTGCATGATCGTTTGCCATGACAAATCAAGAATGCGCTGAATATAATCGCTTTCAATTTGCTTTGCGATTCCAGCAAACATGGCGGTGATGCTTTGAGAAGCCTCAACTACCTCGGTTGCTTTAACTGCTCGAGACGGCATTGAGCCGAGTCGCAAATCGTTAGTCATTGCCGACTGGGCAAACTCAGAGTTAATTAAATTAAACATATTAAGGGCTTCTGGACTTAGAGCGCCCTCGTCAACTCGAGTTAAAACCTGGCCTCCAGGGGGGCAATTAGCAGACGCTCGAAGGGTCATGCCTGGTCGCACTCCGTCTGCCACTTCTCGGTCATCCTCGAGCCAGTCAGTTCGGATCTGTTTAATTCCGAACACAGACATCATGCCAGCATCGACCATTAGGTTATAAAGCTCATTCATGGCGATGTTATGGCGGGTAGCTCCGTCCATTGGGGCTCTATGCCAAACAGAGAACGGAACTCGAGTAATCGGCGCTACAACAAACGGGGACTTTCCATGCCAAAACGGATTTGGTTTTGGAGGAGCAATTAAAACGGTATCATTGGCAACCGTCCAGGTTACGTTCTTATGAAGAACATTTCCCGTTGATGGCTCAATAATATCCCCCCAGCATTCTGTTAATTTAACTCGAACGCGATAATCAGAATATGTTCGAGATTGCCCCGTTTCTCGGTCCTTGGTCTCCCGATGATCGTAATACTGATCGTATGGATAAGACTTTAATGATTCCACTTTAGCCTTGTCATACATGGGGTCATCGCCTTCACACATGGCCAAGACAGAGGCTTTATCTACCCACATATTTTGGCATTCATATAGACCGGCTCCAGTTGGATCTGGAAAGAAATCTTCTGGTCGAACAAGCTCAATAAATAGATTCCAACGAGGATTATCTAATTTAAATAATTTATCTTTACGCCCGGTGCTCGTATAAGTTGATTCAACATTATAGGTCGGCGCGTTAACCATTTTGCCATGCACCTTGGCAATCATCAGTGACCCAAGCGCCCCAGTTTTAATAGAGTCGCCAACAAGGGAAATAAAATCAGACTTATCTAAATGCCGTTTAAGAATGGCGTAAACGTCAAATACGTCGATTGGCTGTCCTTTTGCTCCTGGATTCGCCTCAACGCTAAACCATTGCCCAAGGTCAACAAGGCCCTGGGTAACAAAATTAGACATCTGTTCAACGGCCATTTGCTGCTTAGGCAAAAACTCCTGGGACTGGCCAGGACGCTTATGGGAATAGTCCTGCCTGTGATTAAATATGTCATAATTTAGCCGATTGAGGCGCATACGCTCTCGCTTGGCCTCATAAGCCTCTTTAATGTAATTCTGAGTAGTTAAAACAATGGTTGAATCAGAAACCGATCTTTTTTCCATACTCAAACTTTCCCGTGTTGTTTGTACCGCCAGAGTATTTTAAATCTGGAATTGAAGGTTTACCAGACCGAGCTTTTGACTTGAAAAAACCGCTCATTGCGTACTGTAAGGCATCGTGAACATCGCTATATTCATCTTTAATTGGTCTTGCCTTGTTAGGCTCAATTTCAAATGACCTATCAGAATATCTATAGCCTCCAGCAAATCCTCTAACAAGCAATGGGGCCCTAGTTTTATCAATTAAAAAACATGAACCTTCTTTGTTCTGTTTAACAAGATAATTCTCTACTGATCCACGCCGAGGTTCCCACAGCATTTCACCAGGAAACATCTTTTTAAATCCGCGCTTAATCCATACAGTAGCATAAGTGCGCTCGTCTACGTCGCGCTTATTAAATCCAGATGGGTCCATATAACAAAGGTAATCCTTTTCGTAATTTGACCACTCTGGATAATGTAATGACAAATAATTTGTAACCTTTTCGACAAATCTTTCTGCGCCCATATTCTCGGCTCTAATTTCATCCATTACGACAAACTTATTTCCCTGCAACTGACAAATTACACAAGCCGCATGAAGTCCTTGGTCAATTCCAAGAATTAGAGGTAGGCCAAATTCTGGTGTGATTCTTTCTTTTGTGGTGTGCAGAGCTTCTGAGAAGTCTGGAAATACCGGCTTTCCAAGAAAGGTGTCCCACTGAAGGTCGTATTCTTGTCTAAACTTAGAAATGGTCATTGATGACCTAATTGCATCAAGCCATTCTGGGTTCTTCTTTTTAGGGTCGGCGCTATAATGTAGCTGAAACACTACAAACTTATTGCTGCCATTTTCCCAGACCTCGACACCCCCCATTGGGTAAAATCCGCACGGAAGGGCGTTTCTTTCTGGCTTAACTTCTTGGTCCTGAAGCTCATCGAACACGATCTTTTTAAAGAACCCTGGGGCCGGAGAACTGATAAGTGTCATTCGGCCACCACCTTCAATGGTTGGCACCGAAGACGAATAAGCCTGCTCGGCATTGTCCCAGAATGCAGCTTCGTCAAATAACATCCCAGAAAACGTAAACTGACGTAACTGATCCGCTCCAGACGGAAAGCCCATAATTCGAGATTCAATCTCCGGAAATGACAACTCCCCAAATTTACAGGTATGTTTTGGAATTAACTCTTTGGGAATATAGTCAAAATCTAAATGCTCGACAATAAATTTAGCTCTCTCGATAAGCTCATGAGAGTCGCTTTCTTTTTTAGAAACAAATGCTTGCTGTCTTCCAACATTAAACATTGTGTCCCAAACATACAGCGCGATATTAGTCCATGACATCATCATGCGCCGAGATTTTGGAACTACAATCTTTGGATATTTTTGCCAGATTCTCATATAGAGTTTCTGGTAAGCCAGGTGAGCTGGAAATCTTTTAATTGGATTTTGACGATCTACTTCGTCTTTTGTGAATACCATCTTAGTAACGAACTCCCAAGGATCTCGCTTAACGGCTTTGTATCGTTCTAGGTATTCTGAGGTTGTAGTCATAAAAAAGGGCCGATTTCTCGGCCCCGTCGCTAAAATTACTTCTTCTTAGCTACTTTTTTTGCTGCTTTCTTTGCAGCCTTCTTTGCAGTTTTCTTGGCGTACATTTGTTTCTCCTTTCTTTTAGTGTGCGTGATTGATTGATCCAATCTTTATGTTCAATGTTCCCGTTCCAGCGGTCCTGGTATAAACGTAACGAATATAGCCATACGGAACATCTGCGATCTGTGTAATGTTGACGGCGTCTCCAGTCAAGGAAATCGAAGACCCTTGGTTGTCCCAACT